ATTTAAGAGCATCACAGCAAAGTTATGATGTGTCTGGTGGTAAAATTGAGCATAAAGGATTAAAAGTGACTTTAAAGGTTATTCCTAAAGGCATCGATTTAGGAACTATTGGTGTTGGCAAGATGACAGAGACTAAGAATACCCTTGAAGTATTGTATATTAAGATTGAACTAGGGAATAAAGTATTGCTTGAAGTGGACAAATTGAATTTTGTTTATGTTGTTAATGGTTTTGATGTATTAGCAGAAATAAGAAATCAAATTTAGGAGGATATTATGGAGAAAAATGAATACTTAGTAGTGTTTAAAAAGCCTTATTCTTTTGAAGGGAAGGAATATAAAGAGGTGGATTTGAGTGGAATTGAACATCTTACAACAGAGGATTTAACCAGTGCTGATAAAATTTATACAACTCAGGGGAATGCTTCAGCAATGAGTGAACTTACTGTTGGATATGCGTGTATATTAGCTGCACAATCAACTAGCCAACCTCTTGAGTTTTTTCAAGGACTTCCAGCTAATGAAGGAATAAAGATAAAAAACATATTGATGGGCTTCTTATACAGTTAGGTATAGCTATAAAGCAAGGATTTGGCAAGAAATATAGAAAGATAGCTATAAATCTTGCCTTATCTACTTTTACCAGCTTAGAGTTTTATCTTAAGCTTAGTGTAGTAGAACTCTTGGAAATAGCTGAAGAAGTCCAGGAGGCGATGGAAAATGGCAAGTAAAACAACTTATGAAACCATATTTGCTCTTGGAGCTAAAATTCAAAATTCATTGCCAAAGTCTTTTGGAACAGCACAAAAAAATATTAAAAACACTCAATCAGCAACTGAAAAAGCTAGTCAGGCATTTAATAAATTATCAAAAACAGTTAAGACAGCTATTACTGCGGTAGGTGCTTACGCAGGAATACAATCGGTAAAAAGTTTTTTAAATGATTCTATAGATGCAGCTAAGAAACAAATTGAAGTTGAACGAAAATTATCAACTGTTCTGGTTCAAAGAACGCAGGCAACAGAAGATCAAATTCAAGCTATTCTTGATTTGACTTCTGCTCAAGAGAAAATTGGTATCATTGGTGGAGAAGTGCAGGTTGCAGGAGCACAACAATTAGCTACTTTTGTTTCTCAGACAGAATCTGTTGAAGCTTTAGTACCAGCTATGAACAATTTACTAGCTCAACAAAAAGGGTTCAATGCATCTGAAAGTGATGCAGTTAGTATTGGAAATATGATGGGAAAAGTCTTACAAGGACAGACCAGTGCTTTGACTAGGGTGGGAATTTCTTTTACAGAAGCTCAAGAGCAAGTTCTCAAGTATGGATCAGAACAAGAAAGGGCTGCCATGCTTGCTCAAGTTATTACAGATAATGTAGGTGAGATGAACAAGTCGATGGGCGAACTTGATGAAGCTAAGATACTTCAATCAAATGCAAGGCTTGATGATATGAGAAAAACTATAGGTAAAAAACTACTACCAATACAAGCAAAATTTTATGCATGGTTTTCTTCGAAAGTTCCTGCAATAGAGAAGTTTGTAGTTGCACTCATTGATAATGTTTTAGTTGGAACAGAATATGTAAAAGGGGCTTTAGATAAAGCAAAACCTCATTTTGAAAAATTGATAGAGGTTATCCGATGGATGAAAGATGTTGCGTTAGAATCCTTTAATAATATACAAGAAGCGGTCATTTCTAATCAACCTGTTTTATTAAGGTTACAAGATGTAATTCAAGATGTTGGTAAATTTCTAAAAGAGGCTTTTGAAAAAGCTAAGCCCATCATCGAATGGATAGTTACAAATGGTTTACCCGAGGTTATTAATGTTATAGGTTTTGTAGTTGATAAAGCAATTGATTTTTATGAATATATAAGAGATAATTGGGAGCTTATAGGCCCTATTGTATATGGAATTGTTGGTGCTTTAACTACTTATAAAACTATTATCCTTGTAATAACTGCAATAACAAAAGGGGTTACCTTGGTTACCACAGGATTTGGTGCTGCAATGGGATTCTTAACGTCTGCAATGGTATTCTTAACGTCTCCTATTGGTATTGTAGTAGTAGCGGTAGGCGCTTTAATAGCAGTGGGTGTTTTGTTATACAAAAATTGGGATAAAGTAAAAGGCTGGTTAATAAAAATAATGGAAGGTATCAAAACAATGGCCGTTAATATTTTTAATGGTATAGTTGATTTTCTTAAAGAATGGGGACCAATTGTTTTGGCTGTTTTAACTGGACCCTTTGGAATTGCAGTATTACTCATTATAAAGAATTTTGATAACATTAAGGAGTTCTTTTTAGGAGTCGGAGAAAGTCTTAAAAATATTGTTTTAGGTATTGTAGATTTCTTTTCGTCAGCTTTTCAAGGAGCATATGATGGCATTATAGGTATCTTTGGTGGGATTGGTGAATTCTTTTCTGGAATATTTGATGGCGTAACCAATGTACTTAAAGGAAGTGTTAACGCTATTCTCTCAGTAGTTAATTACTTGATTAAAGGTATTAATAAAATTAGCTTTAAAGTTCCCGATTGGGTACCAGGTATTGGTGGCAAGGATTTCGGATTTAACATTCCTGAAATACCTAAATTTGCTACTGGTGGTATTGTTAAGCATAAACCAGGTGGGATACTTGCAAATATTGGTGAAGGCAAAGAAGATGAAGCAGTACTGCCTTTATCTAAATTAGATAAGTTACTTAAATTCGGATCTAAATCATCCCATACTAACGAAACACTGCAAGTAACTTATGCACCAACTTACAATGTTTCAGGGAGTACAAGTAAGAAGGAATTAGAAGATGTTGCCCAAAAGGCTTTAGATGATTTTGAAAGAAAACTTGAAGTTATTCTCTATAAGAAGAAACGATTACAATTTGGTTAGGCTGGTGGTTTTATGACGTATATGACAATTTTAGGAGATACTTGGGATGTCATAACCTATAAATTATATGGACAAATAGCACCTATAAAAGAGTTAATGGAAGCAAATTCCAAGTACTTGGACACTTTTATTTTTTCAGAAGGTGTCATCCTTTCTGTCCCAGAAGTTAATTTGAGTCAAAACCCCAATGGGTTACCACCTTGGAGGAATTAATATGCTTACACGTAGAACGAGTATAAAGGTTGTTTATGAGGACAAAGATATCACTAGAGATATTGAAAAAGATGTAATGGGTTTTTCTTACACTGATAACGCTTCAGGTACAGCAGATGATATTAGTATTACCCTTAGAGATAACAATAAGAAGTGGATTAATGAATGGAAACCTACAAAAGGAGACCGTATTGAAATCAGTATTGAGACATTGAATTGGAGGCATGAAGGTGATAATCAAAGGCTTAATTGTGGAAAGTTTATGGTGGATGATGTAGATTATTCAGGTAGACCAAGAAGTTTAACAATTGGGGCCATTTCTACACCAGCCAATTCAGATTTTATGCAAGTTCCAAAGAATCGTACTTGGTCTCACAGTAGCTTGAAAGAAATCGCAACATCCTTAACAAAAAATTATCATATAGGATTATTTTATGATACAAATGCTAATCCAATTATTCAATTTATTGAACAGAGTGATCAATCAGATAGCTCTTTTTTATTGGATTTATGTAAAAAGAATGGTTTGGCCATAAAGATTTATAATGAGAAACTTGTTATTTTTAGTGAACAAGAATATGAATCTAAAAAAAGTGTTGATATCCTTGATGAAAAAGATATGCTATCTTGGAGTGCAAAAAATAGCTGGGCAGATACAGGTTATAAAAGTTGTGAGGTGGCGTATACGGATCCAGTGACTAATAACAATTATAAATATATTTTTACAGATGCAAAAAGTCAAAGTAATAAAGTATATAAGGTTAATGAAACTGTTTCTAGTTATGCAGAAGCTCAAGTTTTAGCAAAAAGTATTTTGAGAGAGAGAAATAAGACAGAACATACTTTTTCCTTTAGTGTTCCAGGTAATGTCAAATTGGTAGCAAGTTCCTGTGTTGATATTGTGGGTTTTGGTTTGTTTGATGGCAAATATTATATTGACAAGGTCACTCACAACATCAATGGTTTTACATCTAATGTTGATACTCACAGAGTATTGGAGGGATATTGATGAGTAGTAAAAATGCAATACGAGTTGGAAAAGTTTCCAGTGTAAATTATGATCTAGGTACTGTGAAAGTAGTATTTGAAGACCAAGATGATATTGTTAGTCAAGATATGCCGATGTTAGCCTTTGAATATAATATGCCCACAGTTGGGGCTTTTGTACTTTGTATTTATCATAAAAATGGACAAGGTTTTTGTTTGGGTACATATTATAATCAGAAACTTAAACCTATTGAAAAAAGCAATTATTATAAGAATATACTCAATGAGGCGTTTTTTAGATATGAAAAGGAGTCAAAGACTTTAACTATTAATGCTCAAAATATTGTCTTAGAAGGCAATATAAAAATATTAGGTAATTTGAATATTGAAGGTAATCTTCAAGTGGATGGCACCATTTTAAGTTAGGAGGTGCTAAAGTGATTGGATTATTTGGCCCTATTATATTCGAAACATCGGATAAAAGGATTATGAATTTTAGTGGTTTTACTAGGGATGTGGCAAGCAGATATGCAGCACATGAACTTGTTTTAAGAAAACCAAGGACTGAATTTCTTGGTCCTGGTCTTGATACCATTAATTTTACTGTTAATATTAATGGTAGTTTTGGAGTGAAGCCAAGGGAAGAAATGAACAGATGGGTGTACTTAGCAAGAGATGGAGAAGCTCATAGATTGATTTTAGGCGAAAAGGCTCTTGGAACCGATCTTTGGGTCGTTCAAAGTATAAGTGAAGCTTGGGATACTATTTTCAATAATGGTGAGTTATATGCAGGTAAGGTTGATGTGACTTTGGAAGAGTATGTGTCGGGGTTGTGATGAAATGACAATAGATAAGAATATTTCAATAAAGATTGATTTTGGTGCCAAAGGAGCAGATGAGATTTTTCAAAACTTATCTGTTCTTTTTTCTACACCAAAAGGTACCGTTGTTTTTGATAGGGAGTTTGGCTTAAATTTTTCATTGTTAGATAACCCATTGAAGATTGCTAGGACATTATTTAATGCTGAAGTTATTGAAGCAGTTAATAAGTATGAAACAAGGGTAATTATAAAAGAAGTTCAGTATCAAGCAGATGAAGTAAAGGGTATTTTAAAACCAAAGGTGGTGGTAGACATTGTCGGTGCTTAGTAATTTACCTGATGTGAATTTTATTAACAAAAGTATAGATGATTTGTTGGAAAGTATGATTTCAGATTACGAGCAAGCTTACATTGAACAAACAGGAGAAGTTAAGAGATTGAATCCAGGCGATCCTATTCGTATTTTTATTTATTCTCAGGCGTTAAGAATCTATACAGCATATCAACTTATTGATTACTCTGCAAAACAGAATCTACTCAAATATGCAGAAGGTACTTTTTTAGATAACATTGGAGCGAGGGTGGGGGCTATTAGATTAGAGGCTTCACCAGCACT